TCAAATGTCCTTTGATAGTTTTTTTGCTCGCCGGATATCGAAGTCTTGTGAAGACTTGTCGCCACCTGCAAGCAATATGACGATGTGCCTGCCTCGCAGTGTGAAATAAACGCGATAACCCACACCCACATCTATCCGCATTTCGGAAATCCCTTCGCCTAGCGACTTGATATCGCCCAGGTTACCCATGCTCGCTCTTTCGATACGTCGTGCAATTGCGATCCGTGCCCGCAGGTCGCGTATCGCTGAGTGCCAACGAGTGAAGGCTTGGGTTTGCTGGATCGAATAGCTCACAGGACCTCACACGGGACAACTGTATCCATTTGGATACTGGCTGGCAATAGGAATGGCTGATAGCAAAGGCGGGGGAGAATGATGTGAGGGCGCGTTCGTTTCAAACGTTCTTTCAGGGTTTCCTGTTGCCAAAATTTGCAGTCGGAACAGGGATGGCAGAGTTCTTTCAAATCTTGCGACGTTGCCTACACAACCATCGGAACACTTCAGGTTGTGCACGTAGGGCGCGCTACCTATGGTTTGTCAGCCGCTGTCCGCGTCAGGCGGTGCTCAATGGCAGCTGTGCGCGGGACATCGAGTGCGTTGGTATCCCGAAAGCTACCCGGCCTACTCGCCCGCGCACGGTTGTCGCCTTTATCAAGGCTTCAAATCTGGCGCATAAAAAAACCGGTCACCAAGGACCGGTTTTTTTTGACTCTTCCGTCAGGAACAAACCTGACGCAAGCGCAGAATCTGAGTGGAGCGGGTAGAGGGCTTGTAACTGGTCACGTTTTCCGTGGGCTGTAGAGCTTTTTTCGGTTTCACCATACAAGTTTCCATACAGGAAGCTCGGGACTGCTGCGGATTGCGCAGTCCCTTGGCGATTGAGCTTCACTGTTTATTCGTCGTCGGCATCCGCTTGGTTTCGAGCGGCCTTCTTGTCAGCGATCCACTGCTGGACCTCGACCGGATCGAAGCGGCACCGGGCGCCGCGCGAGTCACTGGTTTTGATCGGCGCCGGGAACGTCTTGTCGCGAACCCGCAGTTTGTTCAGCCCGGACACGCTCTGCATGCCGAGCATCTTGATTACTTCTGCGTTGCCCACCAGGGCGGTGTTTTGCTGTTGCATAGGAATACCTCGCCACGCCGTCGCCGGCTGGATTCATGGTGTTGGTTGGAAGTTTACAGCGTGGAGTACGGATGTACTCCTATCGGGATTTGGTGTTCAGTCGGTGCCGTTGTCGAAACCGTCGTAAGCGCTCGGCTTGCAGGTGCAGGGCATGCGGCCCTGGTTGCAGTCGCACATTCGGATCTGACCGGGCGGAATGGACGGGTCTTCGATGATGTTGAAGCCGGCGATCTGCGCCGCCGCTACCGGCGCGGGCTGGGGCTGGGCGGCTGGCTTTCCGCATTCGACGTAAGTCCTATGACGCCCATCAATCTCCAGGGTGACCATGGACCAGTCCGACCAATGCGCAGACACGGGAACGCTGTCGACATGGGGTTGGGCGGCTGGGTCACATACAGGGCAGTAAGCATCACGCGGGTAGGATACGCAGGCGTGGCAGATACTGCGCGGCATGCCGTCAATCGTTTGTTTTGTGGTCATGGCTTAGTCCTCAAGGTCGGCGCGTTCACTGGCGATCAACTCGGAAACCTGAGTCTCGATATTGAAGATCGCGGCTTCTGTGCTGCTTGCTCTCCTGATTTCAACCCTTAGAAGCTGGAGTGCGGCAGCAACGCGAGACGGATAAACATGCGCCTCAAACCCGCCGCGCTGCGCCTCTTGCACCATGATCATTCCACTTACATTCATGCCACTCATAAATCACCTCATCAAATCAGTTGTGCCAGTGCCAGCAGGCACCAGCAGTAGGCGGGGATTTGGGTCATGGCTTGAGTAGTTCTGCGATTCTGGCCGCCGGATATTGCCCCTGAAGATCGTTACCGATCGACACAAGACCTCGTACAAGCTTACCTATCCGCTCATCCGCTGCGGTCAGGCGCTGTTGCAGGGCGTCACGCTCGGCGGTTACCCGGTCAATTGCCTCAAACAAGCAAAGAACCTGATCAGGGTTCGCATGCTCGTCGTACTCATCGAGCGCAATGCCCAGCGCATCGTCATCATCGCTGACTGCGCGGACGGCGAGAGCAAGCCGTTTGAGTTCTTCCAGATCTTCTTTCGTGCATTGAATTGGCTTGTTCATCACTCTTTCTCCCGCGGCTTGGCGTGCTCTTGCTGGCGCGCCCGGCTGCATTTGTCGTGGTTCCCGCTGTTGCGGGGCCTGTTGCACTTGTCGCACTTGGCCAGGAACTCCAGCACCCCGGCGGTGAGCTTGCCGGTGCTGGTCATGGCGCAACCCGCTTCATGAACATGATCCAGTGGGTTTTCTCCCGCTTGCCGGACTTGTGCCCGAACAGCGGAATTTCATTGGTGAGGGCCAGTATTTGGCTGACGCGCACCTGGGTTTCGTTCCACTTGAACACCAGGAACTGGCCGGGCTTCAACACCCGGAAGCACTCAGCGAAGCCCTGGCGGATGTCTTCTTGCCAGTCCTCGGTGAGCATCCCGTACTTGAGCCGCATCCAGCTGTCACGGCCTGCCCGGGTCAGGTGAGGTGGATCGAATACCACCATGTTGAAGGTGCTGTCGGGGAAGGGCAGTTGCCGAAAGTCCATGATGACGTTGGGTTCAACGTTCAAAATCCGGCCGTCACAGAGAACGTGTTGTTCGTCGCGGATGTCACCGAACAACACGTGCTGGCTGTCCTTGTCGAACCAGAACATCCGTGAGCCGCAGCAGGGGTCAAGGATCATGGCGGCGTCACCCGCTTGAACTCGACCACCCAGACCCACGGGTCTGCCTCCCAGGCGCCGGCGCCGTTGATGCTGTTCCACAGGTGATAGAACGAGTCGACCGCGCTGGGCGTCGGGCAGTCGCACCCGCACGGCTCGTTGTTGCCGCAGCTGGTGCAGCCACCGTCGGTGATGCCCTCGGCTCTGGCCTGTTCTTCGGTGATGTCCTGCAACCGCTCGACGCGCACGGCGGTGATCTCCAGCAGGATGCGGCTGTCACGGCGGAACATGTGGATGCTGGGCTTCCAGCGGACTTCGCTGGCGGACGGGATGTTTTCCAACTCTGGCGACAGGCAGCCTGGATAGGTGGCGGCGAATGTCAGATAGCCGGGATCGCCATTGCCGACACGGGCCCAGGTCTCGCGCACCCAAAGCCGATCACCTGGTTTTCCGTACGGGCAGTTGGCTGGAATCGGCACCAGCTCGCCTGTGGCAGATGTCTCCCAAAGGCCGTGCGGCATCTTGAGCAACCGCCGCGTGACTGTTTTCTGGCCGGACAGGATGGCCCGCACCAGCGGACCTTTGAATAGAATCGGTCGCTCTTTCATTGGGTCACCTTCAATGCCGATTTCCCCAGCATGCGAAGCGCGCGACGGGCTCGCCCCAGTTCCTGGCGAACGTCGCGGCGCTCTTGAATCACCCGCCATGCGGCGTGGCAGTGTTCACAGCCGGTGTCTTCTTCGGTCAGGTGAATTTCCTGATCCTCGTATCCCATAAGGACTTGATTGCCGTAGTCGCTTTCGACCGTCTGATTGAAGGCTTCCCACAGGTGGGTTTTAACCAGCATCTTTTCGTCGTACAGGTCCTTGGTTTGTTCGGCGCTTAGCGTCCAGTCACCTGCCTTCTTCATCACCGGGCAATCAGCCAGGTGCGCGCCGATCTGCTTTTTCATCTGGCCGACCTGTTGCAGCAGGCGTTCGTGGTTGGCCAGGGCGGTAATGACGCGGGCTTCAAACGGGACGGCCTGTTTCATCCCGCCTCCTTCAACAAGTCGATAACGATCTTCACGCCGCTGGCCACGCTGGCCGGTTGTTGCACGGCGTACCGGGTCAGATCGGCAATGGCCTTGGTCCGCGTTGGCTCCCGGCGGATGGATGGGCCCAGGGCCTGGACGAAGCCAACGGCAAACCGCTTGCCCTCCAGTTCCATGACGCGATTGATAGGGCCGGTGATGACCAGTTCGGGCAAAGGCTCGTTGGCCAGGACTGGTGGGAGAAGCTTTGACGCAGGGACAGTCTTGCGGGCGCGGTCAAGCGCCTGCTGTGCAAGTGAGTTCATTGGAGATGCCTTGCCGGGTCATGCCCGGTCGGTCGAGTGGGGGAGTTATGCGGCGCGGGCTTGGCGTTCTTCGGTTCGCCACGGGTCGTTGGCGCGTGCCAGTGCTGCCATCGGCGGCGGGCTGACGCTGTTGCCGCACATGTGCACCTGCTGGGTCTTGGTGAACGGCTTGCCGTCGGCACCGTGGCTGATGATGTAGTCGGCGGGGAAGCCTTGGGCCTTGTACAGCTCAGCCGGTTTCAGCATCCGCAGGCAGATGTCGACAATCACGTAGGGCGTGCCCTTCACCATCACGGTGACCATGGCCAGACGGTCCTTGGTGGTTATCGTCGGAACGGGCGAGTCGCAGGCGCTGATGTTCTCTGTGCCGTAGTAGCTGATCAGGAACGCGGCAACGCGCAGGGCGCCCGCTTCATGCTCTGGTGAGAGGGTGAGCGACACCAGCGAACTCTTTCCGCCGCCACCGGCGGTGATGGTCGGCGCTGGATCATCCAGGCCCTGGCCAATGCTGCCGCCGAATGCTCGTTCCATGAATGCGCTGATCAACCCGTGGTGCTGGCCGCCGGCACTGATGGTGTGTAGCGGGTCATTCGCATCCCGCGCATCACAGTTGCCGCGCATGTGTACCAGGTGCGCCGTTGCCAGTTGCTGCTGGCTGCCGGTGTTGGTCACCGTGGTCATTGGGTCGCGGATCTCCTTGGCGTGCACGGTGTTGAATCCGCCGTTGGCCTGGATCATCACTGCGGCGCTGACGGACTGGCCGCCGCCGCTGGCAGTGACGGTGCCCACCGGGCCGCAAATGTCGTTCACTCCGTGGGAGCGGCGCTTGGCCGCGCCGGAACCCTCGCCGTGTCCCGCTTGGACGATGCAAGCTGATGCAACTGCGCGGTGACTGCGGGTCATGAGCGTTTCGATCGGATGGTCGGCCGATACTGGGTGACCGGCGTACACCGGCCCGCCGGCCCCTACCATCAGCGGGCTGATCAGCGTCAACTCACCGCGATTCGCGCACGTCACCGTGGGCAGTGGTTCGAGCGGGTCATTGATGCGATCGCTACCCTGGTGTGTTGCCGGTGCGATAACTGGGCTGACCACTGAGAACGCGCCGCCCTTGGGGTAGGACGTGATCGTGCGCAGCGGCTCGCCGGCGGATTGCACCGACTCGCCCGACCAGTTCGCAATCGGGACAATGAAGGGCGCAGCACTGTCGATAACGAACTTCTTCATGCCCTTCGCAACGCGGCGTAGCGTGGCCGGGGCTAGGTCCTTCTTGCGGCCGAAGATGCTTTTTCCCAGGTCGGTGAAGTCGATGCAGTCAGCGGCTGTTTTCCACTTCTGCTGGCCCTTGGCGGGGTTCTTCGCGTGCGTTGGTTCCGGCCAAACGATCGGCTGACCGTCGCACCTCGCGATCATGAACAGGCGTTCCCGGCTGGTTGGCGCGCCGAAGTCGCAGGCCTTGATGACCTTCCACTCAACGACGTAGCCCATGCCTTCCAGTAAGGCAACGAAGCGGCGCCAGGTGCGGCCGCGCTGCTTCGGATCTGGGATCAGGAATTGCTGGTCCACCGGTACGACTTCGCCAGGTGCGGCAATAGTGCCGTCCAGCTTGACCACGCGGCCCGTGGCCTTGTCACGCTTGGCGATCAATCGCCCCCACTGCAGGATCTGCTTCACGTTTTCCAGGCTGATCACCCGGGGGCGCTTCTTGCCTCCCCACTTGAGGCCGATCCACGACAGGTTGCGGATCTCGCGCTTGCGCGGCTGGCCCCCGGCCGCCTGGGAGTGGTGGGTGCAGTCCGGCGACATATGGAACCAGCCCACGTCCTTTCCGCCGCACTCGGTGTCAGGGTCACCCTCAAACACGTCGGTGGTGAAGTGCCGGGCGCCCGGGTGATTCACGGAGTGCATGCTGATCGCTTGCGGGCTGTGGTTCTTCGCCACGTTCACCGTACGGCCCAGCCCAATTTCCAGGCCAGTCCCGGCGCCGCCACCACCACAAAAGAAGTCGACAACGATCTCATCGTCCTGAGGGTTGAAGCCGAGTCCGTATTGGGTTTTGAAATCGAAGGGGTGTTTCTTCTGTTGTGCGGACATAGGGGATCCTCGCCTGTGGCGTGTGAGGGGAGCGGGATTGAGATTCGGTGCTAGGGTTGAGGCTTGGGCGCCACGCCTATCACCAGAAGGAAGTGAAAATGAAAGTAACGTCCGACCTTTCAGGTCTGAAAAAACTGCAAGAAAACATGGAGAAGCTTCAAGGTTCCCACGAGGTTTCTCTGGCAGAAGTCCTGACAGATGAATTTGTGTCGAGTCACAGCAAATACGCGGGCTTTGATGAACTGCTCGCCGATATCGGTGTTACTACAGCAGAAGAATTCACTGCCCTACCTGATGACAAGTTCGATGCGTTCCTCGCTGCCAACACCGACTTTGAAAGCTGGGTTGATATGCAGAAACAAGGCATGGCGGCTTACGCCAAGTCGAAGATTCTTGAAGGTTTGAAGCGTTAAAATAGCGCCCCGTGCTGGGGCGCTTTCCTTTACGCCACCTGAGCAGGCGGGTTCATGGCGAAGTAGATGCGGGCGCAGGCTTCGGTGTCGGGTCGCGCGCGGTGGCCACCGACCAGTTCTTCGCCCGTGAAGTGCAACAAGGCCTCGGCAACCGAAGGCTGCTTGAACTGACGCCCACGTCCGGCGGCGATCATGCGTTCGGTCGGTGGGCATTTGACGATGTTGGTTGCCGCCTGGCAGGTGCAGTACTTCGGCCCGGCCTTGAATTCGTCGGCGGTGGCTTCGTCCATGAAACGCTTCAAGCCAATGCGCAAGATGCGGTCATCGAACGACACGTTGTGAGCAACACGCAGGCCGGCCTGGGCCATGATGCTCATGAAACCAGCGACCGCTTCACGCTCTGGGATACCGTGTTGCAGGGCCATTTCGGTAGTGATGCCGTGGATCGCTGCAACGTTATCAGGGATCACCCAGCCATCAGGTCGCACCATCGCTTCGAAGGAATCCACCAGCACGCCATCAGGGGTGTACAGCAGGGCGCAGATGTCGACGATATGCGGTTGGTCGGGGTGATCGCTGGGCGCCTTGAATTGCGGCAGGCCAGTGGTTTCGGTATCGAAGAAGCAAATCAATTCGGACATAGGTTTTCTCCAGGTACAAGAAAGGCGCCCGTAGGCGCCTGGCAGTTTGCGGGTATGGGGTTAGGTCACGTCGGCCAGAGTGGCGACGACCTTGTAGCTGTGATCCATGGCGGTTTCGCCTTCGGCTTCCAGCTTGATCACTTCGTTATCGAGCAGCCGAATCAGCAGGGACGCAGCCTTATCGCTGTCGATGGCCAGGCGGCTCTGGATCCAATGGGCCTTGAACGCTTTGTTGTTGGACTTGAGCACGATCAACTGGGCCGCGTCGTCATAGGTGAACTCGCCGAACTCTTTGTCCAGATCGGCGCCGACGTTACCAGCGCCACCCGTGCGCTCGGCCAGTTCAGCGGCGGTGCCCAGCGGGCGCTGGCCGTCCGGCTCGTCTGGACCGGTTGGCGTTGTAAGCACCGGCCGCAGCACCTCGCGTGCGCCGTTGGAGTTCATCGCAGAGACAATGCCGGTTTGCTCCATGCCTTCAAGAATCCGCGCCGCGCGGTTGTACCCGATCTTCAACTTGCGCTGAATCGCCGAAATGCTCGGGCGGCGGGACTCGATGACGAACACCACAGCATCGCTGTACAGCGGATCCTCGCCATCTGGGACATTGTCGTCATAGCTTGCGAGCTCGTCGGCGCCGTTTCCGCCGGCGGGGAACAGGCTGCCGGTCAAGTCGCTAACGTGCAGTGGCAGGTCTGGTTGGTCGCGGTCCGGCTGGATGAAGTCCAAGCCATCGCCGTAATCATCCGGCGCCATTACCAACAGGCAGAGGTGGCCTGCGCTGTCGATCAAGTCGTGACGGTTCGGGTCTTTGGCATCAACGATCGATGTCAGCGTCAACTGCTTGGAGTTGAATTTGACCTCTTTCATCATCATCGGGATGGTGGTCACGTTCCGTGAGCTGATGATTGCAATGGCAGTCATTACCGCTTCTTCGGCCGCTTCGGTCAGGCGGTCAATGACTTCCTGCTGCTGGCCTTCATTCAACTTGCCGTACGGCGAGTGCAGGTTTTTCAATTCGAACAACCCAGCGTTGACCAGGTCATGCACCAGCAGTTCGTGGGCAAGCATCGACGGCGGAGTATCCAGCAGCTTGGCCCGCTCAATAATTCCTTTGTGTTCAGTCTTCATAGTTGACCCTCAGTGCTTGGCGATCCGCTCAAGCTTCGATTGTTGAGCGGGGCTCAGATTGGTATGGGCGCCGTAACGCTTGAAGCTGGCGCGGATGTTCTCGACAAATTCCAGTTCCCAGGCGCCACTGGCATGTAGCTCAGCGGAGGCCAGGATTCCGGCGAACTCCTCGACACTGTCGTAGGTGTCGAGGATGGACTGGGCAACCATGATCAGGCTGCGACCTGGTTGGCCTGGACTGCCTGGATGTGGTGCACCAGCGCGACGCAGATGCGTGGGAAGTCACTGGCGCGGTACAACTGGGCGCCTTGCTTGCGCTCCACCGCTTCGAAGCCCAAAGAACGCAGGAACTCGGCGGACAATGTGAAGCCCAGGCGAGTGCTGATATCGCCAAGCTTGATGCGCTGGCCATCGTCGACGGGCTGCTGAGCTGCTGCAGTCGTCTTGATCGGCGTCGCGGCGACCTGCGCCGGCTGTTCCGTGACTTTCACCGGCTGCTCAACAATCGGCTCAGCGGCCCGCTGTTGCTGTTGGGCTGCGAGCTGCTGGGCCTTTTCGTCTTCCTGGCGCTTGAGCTCCGCCTGTTGCAGTTCGTGCTCGTTGATCCGCACCTTGATCAGCGCCACCAGGTCATCGTTGGCCTTGAGCACCAGTTCCTGCGCATCGTGAAACAGAAAACCATGCTTGATCGCCAGTTCGTTCAGGCTTTTCAGGTTCGCCCGAATCAGGTCAGCAATGCGGCTGGCCTCGATCTTGGCGCGGGCCAGTTCAGCATCGGCCGCTTCCTTGAGGCTGTCGATGGTGCGTTTGCCCTTGATGGCGCCCGCAAAATCAGCCTGCACTTTCGGCATCCTGATTCGGCTGTTCAGCGTCTCGTTGATCTGATCGATGTGCGCCTGCAAGGCCTTCGCGGCATCCATGACGATATCGCTACGGATAATGTCCTTGCGCACCTTGATCAGCTTTTCCAGCTCCAGGCGCTTGCGTCGAGTCTCTGCTGTGATGTCATCAATCGCCTTGAACAGCACGTCGATGCTCTCGGTTTGGCTCAGGGCGTGTTCTTTCGCAGCCTTGAGCTTGTCCTCGACTTCGCTGCACCACTTGACCGTGGCGTCAGCGTCGGCGAAGTCCTGGTCGGTCTTCAGCTCGGTGCTGATGTTGCTGATAACGGTAAGGGCGTGGGACTTGAAGGCGTCCAGGTTGCTGGCGGTGACCATGCCGGTTACATCGATGCGCAGCGCCGGCAGTTGATCGGGAGCAGCGCCAATCGCCTCTACCTTGGCTTCCTTGACCACGAATTCGCCTAGATCCTGTTCGAACTGGGCCCAGCCGGCGATCAGTTCTTCACGGCGCCCTGGTACCGGGCTGTATTCCATGCTGACGTACTTGTTGCGGGTGCCGTCGGAACAGACGAACAGCACACGTTCGGCACCGCTCACCAGCAGTTGCTGCTCAAGCTGCCAGTAGTAGTGCGGATCCAGCTCGCCGGCGCGGATCTGCGTTGCTACCTTCTCGTTCCACAGCTTGTGTTCGAACAGGACGTCACCCAGCATCGTGGCGCCGTCCATCGAGGCCAGCAGGTTGCCGCTGGTGCCCACGATTGGGTAAAGCTCCTCGCCGATATCTTCCTCGGCGAGGGGGCGCGCCATTTCCTCAGTGGCGTGACCACGGTCGAACGCGGCCTGTTGCTGCGGCGTGACGTCCGGAACAATGCCGGTCTTTTTCATTGCCAGCAGATCGTTGCGGGTTTGAAACTTCGACGCGCCCATCATCGCGGGCGCCTCCGAAGCGGTGAAGTGGGATGCGCGAAGGGCCAGCCATTCCGGCGTGCCCTGCTGGACGTTATGCACTTTCATTGGTGGACTCTCCTTCGATTGGGGCCAGGGCGCGGATGCGATCTGTCTGCTGCGGGGTGATGGTGTATTTGCTGACGATCTTGGAAATGATGTGGTCTGGATTGGTCCCACCGGATGCAATCAGTCCGCGCCATTTTTCCGCGCTTTCATCTAACTTGCTGTCGGGGTAGGCCGGCAGCACCTTCGGCTCGTCGGTCTTGCGGGGTAGAGACTGGTTAAGCTCGCGCTCGGTCGGGATGTCCTGGACTTCCTCGGCCATCGGCATGCCACGCAGCACGTCGGGGAACACGTCACGTAGGGCGAAAGAGCGGGCGCGCATTTGGCGCATACGTTTCGGGTACTGCGCCCACGGGCCTTGCTTGCCCTTGAGTCCGGCCTGCTGAGCGTCGGTCATGCTGAACGTGCGGGTCTGTTCGTCTTCGCCGACACGCTTCACCCGGCAGGAAGCCGTCTCGCCGTCGTCGGTCTCATACACGTACTCACACAGCGGTGAGCTGCGGACCAGCGCGATAACCGCGTCACCCCAGAGCGATGGGCGCCCATTGATGACCGCGATGCTTTGCATGGCCTGCATGGGCTGCAGGCCCAGCTCCATGCCCCACTGCACGGCCACCAGGATGTTGGCGGGCTTGCGCTGAAAGTCTTTTGGGACGATGTCGGAGCTGGCGAGGTAGTCGGCGAACTTCAACGCCTCGTCGAGGTTCTGCGGCGCAAGACTGAATGTCTGCTTGATGGCTAATTCGGACACAAGAGTTTCCTTGCCGCGACGTGCGCAGCATTGAAGGAGTTAAGGGGGAAAGGTTTTAGATGGAGCGGGCGGCGCGGTATTCGGCTTCGGTAGCAATCGAAACAAGGCGCTTGTCGCCCTCATTCTTGGGATGCTCGTAGAACTTCACTTGCGCAGCGTGGAATTTCTCCCGGTCCCACACGCGGTGGCAGTTGATGACTGGAGCGTGTTTCCCGGTCGGATCAGTGAGGCGCAGGTACAAGTCGCGACCCAGCATTTTGTTGTTCACTTCTGGTTTCGTGGACATGGTGTTTACCTATTGAGTGATCAGGCCGCCAATGGCTGGGCCCAGTAGAACGATGGTGAGGAAGGTCAGGCCAACGATGGCCGAGGTCCAGCGGATGGCGCGCCGCCGGTCACGCTGGCGGGTGGTCATGGCGATGGCTGCTTGCGGTAGCCGGCGTCCCACAGTTCCGCGAACGGATGGGAGTTCAATGATCCGACCAGCTCGCGCATTTGCGTGATGCCGGCTTCTCGTTCCTCGGCGATCGCCTGCTCAGGCGTGCGCACCATGTCAGCACGGAAGCAGCAACACACGGCGTCGGCCTGGTGTTCAACCGCAACCATCTGCGTATCACCAGTCATGAACACCGCGCACAGTGTGCAGTCGGTGCCAAAGAACTTTTCGGCCTCGGGCCAGACCGTAAGGCCGATACTGACGATGCGGACCGTTGAGCCCAGTGGGGGGAGATTGTTCATGTAAACCTCGCAACCAACATGCCGCGGCGAATCTCGATGCGCAGCGGGCGGGGTAGATCGGCGACCAGAAAAAAGCCCTGCGATTGCAGGGCGTCTCTGAGTTCGTTAACGGTTCGGCAGATGATCGTCACGTTTCCCGTCCTTGCCGGCGCTCGTAAACACGGTGCAGGCGTTCGGTGTAGTAGGCATCCTCGGTGGCGCTGATAACGCCCAGCGTCCGGAAGATCAGAAGGGCGGTGTTGGCCGAAGCCTTTACCGCGACAGGGCTGCATTCGGGATCAATCACGCGAGCGATGAACCCCTCAAGCATGCCGACGGCCAGTTCGTGTTGGCTGCTCATGCTGCCCACCGTTGCCGGCGCTTGAGGGCGTCGATCTCATGCCACAGCGCCAACTTGATCTTCGGCCCGTACTGGTGGGCCAGCACCGGCAGTTGATAGTCCGGCACATCCATCCGCACGCCGTCTTCGTCGTAGCAGATTCCCGACATCAGGTTGAATTCCAGCTCTTGTTCGCCCTGGGCGTCCCAGTCGCTGTTACTGCTGCCAGGGCAGGGCGGTTCATTCACGCAATGGGTCACCTCCACCTGGAGGACAAACCCCTCAACAACTATTTCGTGTTCCATGGTCGCCTCCAGGGCGGTGATTACATCCGTCTGCCCACTCGGTGGAATGGACAGAGGTGATGCGGTCAGAACTGGAAGGGAACGCGGTAGATCGCCATGCCGTCCTCGGCGTATCCGAGAAATTCCGGTTCTTGTTGTTGCGGCTCAGGGGTATTGGTGTTCATCGCTTTAGTTCTCCGGTTGTTTTCCCAATGCGTCCGGCCAAACAACGGCAGGGCGCATCAGTGAAAGGTTCCGGTATTGCTGCCGGTGTTACTCGCCACCGCCGGCTGGGCTGAACTACCGAGAAATCCTCGGCAGTTCGTTTCTCCACCACGCGCATCGCCCGATTCATATCTCTGGCCGGCGTCGCACATTTCGTGATCGATGCTGTTCCGGCTGGCTTGCGTGGTTTCGCGCGCTCACATGTGGGAGCACGGCCAGTTCCAGAGCTGGCATGGGCGGCGGTTTAGCTTCTTCCGACCCAGGTAATGGCCTGGGTACGTCGCGGGGTCACGTCGGGTTGTGTAAAGAGCGGGGTCGCATATGCAAGCCGACTTGCACTTATAAAAGCATGCTTGTATCTGATATGCAAGTTCACTTGTGTATTTTCCTCGAGGCGAAAAAAAGCCCGCTAAGTGGCGGGCCATTCAAAGTTAGGGCTGAAAGGCTAGAGAGTTAACCTTGCGGCGGGGTGGCCTCTGGATTCTTGCTAGATCGAATCCACTTGCCAAGCGCTGCGCCGAGTAGGCCAAGGGTGGCACCGGCTGCCAGTCTTGCGATAACCGCAATAGGGAAGGACGGTACACCTGGTATCAGTAACATCAAGACCACGTAAGCTACCGCGCCGGCCAATGCCGCTTTCCAGTAGGACTTGAGCCAGAAGCCAACCCCCACGCCGAGCACGATAGCGATGGGATCGAGCAGGGAGGCGACAAAAATCGCAATGAGGGCAATCATAGTTTTCTCGCGTTCCAGGCCAGCAGCACGCGGGCGTGAATGATCATGTCCGATAGTTCTACGCCTTTGATGTCGTAAGGCGGAAACGTTTCGTTGTCCGAAATCATGCGCAGCATTTTCGGCAAGCGTTGCAGTCGCTTGATGTAAAGATGGCCTTCAAGAGTGAAGACGTAGACCCCATCAACCACTACCTCATTAACGCCCTGGTCAACGATTAATGGGTCTCCGCTGGAGAACGTGGCCCCCATGCTTTCTCCAAAGCCGGTGATCACTGACAGATTGTCGCCGTGGGTGTAGGTGATGCCCTGTTCTCGCAGGTACTCGGTGCGTACGGTAATGTTGCGGACCGTCTCAATATATTCCTTCGGCAGAACCTGGCCAGGCCCCATGGAGGCCACCACGTCGTACTGAGGAATATCAATTTCGTCGTCCCGCTGTTGTCGGGAAAAGTCGCCTATCACTACGTTGTCCATGGCACGCCGCCTCGGTGGATCGCCGACGCCATCCAGTAGCCAGTCGACCGTCGTATCCAGTCCACGGGCCAGCGCCAGCAGGTTGTGGTTCTTTATGTTCCCGGTATCCCCAGCGAACCACTGGCGAACGGCTTCGTAACTGACATCGCATGTGGTTGCGATCAGCCGTTTCACGCCACGTACGCCGGTTTCAGGCTTCCGTGCCAATACAAGTTTTGTCATTCGATCAGTGATGTTCATCTGCCCAATCTACAAGTTGGCTTGTCAAGCATGCTTGCTTATTAAATACAAGCATGCTTGAATTTGGCGTAACAGCATTGGAGGTGCCTATGAAACGCCAAACAGCGATTGATTATTACGGCTCCATCCCCAAGCTCGCACGGGCACTCAAAATCACTTATGAGGCCGTGCGGCAGTGGGGGGATGAAGTCCCCGAGTTGCGCCAGTACCAGCTGGAAAAGCTCACTGATGGAGCACTGAAGGCCGGCCAAGAAAGCCGGTCTCAGTCGGTGGCCTAGCCATGTCGACGAGCCCATTGAACCAAGAGCAGATCGCAAGGGCCCGCAGGAACTACGTGGTTCTCATGCAGGCGCTTGCATCTGTCGGCAACGCGCCCGTCGCGCTTGCAGTCGGTTGCGACGAAGCGACCATCAGCCGCATGAAGCCGGAGAAGTTTGAGCAGTTCTGCCAAATCCTGGCGGTGCTCGATCTGAAAGTTGTGCCCAAGGCTATGCAGTGCTTCGACAAGCGGGACATTGAGACCCTTCTGCACCAGGCCAAGCGGTACATGGATCTGATCCAGAACGTCGACCAGTTGCAGGAGGAGTAGCCATGGCAGCCCTCCCGTACATGCAGCTGTACGTCGCCGACTACCTGGCCGACACCATGCACCTGACCACCGAGGAGCACGGTGCGTATCTGTTGCTGATCTTCAACTACTGGCAGACCGGCAAACCTATCCCCGTGTCCCGGCTGGCCCGGATTGCACGGCTATCGAACGAGCGTTGGACGGACGTTGAACGCTCGTTGAACGAGTTTTTCAACGAGCGTTCCGGTGAGTGGGTTCACGACCGAATTGAGCGAGATTTGGAGGCTGTGCACGCCACCCAAAATCAGCGCAGTGCAGCCGGAAAAGCCTCTGCCGAGGCGCGAGCAGCACGTGCGAACGGCAGGAAAACAAAGGGTGTGAACGCCCGTTCAACGCCCGTTGAAATTCCGTTGAACGAAAACTCAACGATAAGAGATACAGATACAGATACAGATAAAGAACTACACACACATACCGCGCAGACGAAATTTTCGCTCCACGACGCTTGGGAACCCGACCCAACCACGTTCACCGCCGTCCTGTTCCGCAATGGCATGGCAAACCAAACCTTCGAAGCCGACCAGCTTCTTGAATTCCGCTCGTACTGGATCAGCAGGCCCGACGACCTGAAAACCCAGGCCCAGTGGGAGCACGCGCTCGCCCAGCAACTGAAACGCCAAGCCCGCACCCAGCAAGCCAACGGGGGAATACCCAATGAAACCGGTAGACGAACTGCTCAAAGCCGCACGCGTAACGCTCACGACATCCTCACCGATGACAACTGGTGAGCTGGCAGCCGAGAACGTCACCCCGCTGGACCATGGACCACGCAGCGCAGTGCGCCGTGTGTTCACCACGTTGAAAATCTCTTTTCCGGCTTGGTTCGAGAAGCACTACGGCGACAAGCGCGCCGAGACTCTGGCCCGCCGCGTGTGGATGACCGCCATCGAGGAGTTGGGGGATCAGGCCGTAGACCGTGGGCTGCAACGCATGGTGCTGGAGTGCAAATTCCCGCCATCGCCCAGCGACTTCATGGAGCTTTGCAAGCGCGTCGATGACCTGCCGTGCATCCAGCAGGCATGGGACGAAGCGCTGCGCGGAAGCTACACGCACAAAGCCGTCAAGGTAGCCGCCGAAGCCACCAGCACGTTCGATCTGCGTTCAGCCAATCACAGCGACAAGGCCTTGTTCCAGCGCTTCGAACGCAACTACGCCATCGTCATGCGCCGCGCACAAACCGGCCAGCCGCTGGAAGGGCGAATCGCCAAGGGCTTGAGCCACGACAGCATGCGGCCGCGTGAGCAGGTCCAGCTGGAGCACTCCCGCCAGGAAGCTGACCGAATCGTCGACGTTCTCGAAATCCCAAAAGACCCCCAGGCCGCGCGCGCCCAGTTGCTGGCAAAGCTCGGTATTCGGAGAGACAAGCATGTGTGACGATTTTTGGAAACGTCTCGAAGAAATGCACCAGGAAGCAGTGCGAGAAATTGAGCTGGCGCAACCTCATCTTGATCGTGCCGGAGAACTGCAAGCAGAAATTCGACGCCTTCTCGACACCAGTGATGCCAAGGGCAAGGTGGCTGCAAATGACTGACCTCAAGCCTGTTTCGTTCTTCGTGCCAGGTGAGGCCATCGGCAAAGGTAGGCCACGTGTATCCACCATCGGTGGCCACGCCCGCATGTTCACCCCGAAGAAAACCGCGAACTACGAAACCCTGATCGCCATGGCAGCACATGAAGCCATGCAAGGCCGCGAGCTGATCGCCGGCCCCGTGATGATGGAGCTGGCCATCCGCGTTGCCGTCGCCGCGTCCTGGTCCAAGAAGAAATCCGCTGCAGCGCTTGCCGGCGACGTCATGCCCACAAAAAAGCCCGACGCCGACAACGTGCTCAAGGCGATCTGCGACGGCATCAACGGCATTGTGTTCAAGGATGACGTTCAAGTGGTCAACGTCTCGCTGAGCAAGCGGTTCAGCGCAACGCCAGGCGTCACCGTCAAAGTCGTACCGCTGGTGGGGGAGTGCTCATGAACAACCAATTCAAGCCTGGGGATTTGGCGCTGGTGATCGGCGGCGGGTTCATGGGACAGGTCGCTGAGCTGGTTGATTGGGTGAAGCCTGGCGACATCGTTACAGGGCCTACCGGCAAACAGTACGTCTACACGCCTGCCGCTGGTTGCTGCGGGTGGCTATGCCGGTTTGGCGATGAGATGGCTGTGAAGTACGAAAAATATCTGATGCCCCTGCGTGGGGATTTCTCAACAGCGCCAGAACGCGCACAAGAGGTTCCAGCATGAGTCGCTACCTGATCCTTGCCGCCGCATGCCTGGGCACCCTGGCGATGCTTGGGCTCAACCTGATCCTGCGCCACGGCGCAACGCTGTGCCTGTGAAACACCAGTACTACGCAAAAATACGCACCAGGGGGATTTATGAGACTGATCAGCGCACGGCAAGCATGGCGGGAAGCGTTGCACGAAAGCCGAGACTCTGTGCTGGCGGCGGCTCAAGAGCGCATCAAGCTGGGTAAGCGGGGCAGGGTGATCGGAGAAACCATGCCCTCGATGCGTGACAGCAACGGCCGGTGCGCGCACATGCTCGCTGCCGGCCTTGTGCAATCTGCCATTGGGACACTGCCAAAGCCGCTGCAGCATTTCGGGAACGCGCTGTACTCCCCGATTGCCAATGGGCAGGACATCAACGTGGCCCATGCCCTGGTGTGGCTGACCGTGGACCTGGGCGAGTGCACCGCCAAGCGCAAGGAAGTTGCGTACTGGATGGCCCTGGCCGCGATCAAGAGCCACCAGGCAGCCGTCAACGGGCGCGAAGCCTGGGGCCCCGGCCGTGTGGCTGAATTTGTGCACGACTGGTACGGGACGAAAGTGAGCGTTGCCAACTGGGCGCGGGACTGGGCCGCGATCTGGGCATCCATCGCCAGCACCGTCGACACCCTGGATGCGAAAGCGTTGAAGCCTGTGGCGGCGGTCATCGTGAAAATGTCCGAGCGCGTGGGCGATGGCATGTCGCGCTGGGCTTCCCACGACAGGGAGCATGTGGCGCAGGACCGCTCCGTTGCGCACCTGCCGCGCCGTGAGCAGTTTGTGCTGTCGCTGCGTGAGCGCCTGGTGGCGATGGATGATCAGGCCTTGCGCCGGTGGTTTAAGCGCATGCGCGTGTATTGCGATGCCTACCGGGCAGAGTGGGGCAGTGACGTGGTGGAGAACCCTGGCCGGCACCTGATCTACCTCGACCGTCTGGCCGAGTACTGGAACCAACGCCAACGCGTAGGAGACGTCTCAAAACGGGTCGCTTGACCAAATGATGAGTGTTCCGGTACCTTTTCACCACGTTGCAAAGTTACGTCCAGCTCCCAGAAACCCGCCAAGTGCGGGTTTTTTGTTGCCTGGAACAATCCCCGAGCCCTGGCATTTGCCGGGGCTTTTTCGTTTCTGGAGGCCCGACCATGGCAGCCCCAGGCAGGAGCAGAAACAGCATGGCCAACCCGGCGCCGGAGAGCATCGTTGAGGCGGTAAGCATATCGGTTGCCAACAAGGGGCTGATCGCTGGCGGCGCTACCGGCCTGTTTGGCTGGTTTGCCCAGGTCAACTGGATTGGTATGGCTGGCGTGATCGTCGCCGTGCTGGGGTTGATCATCAGCACGTATTTTCAGTTCCGCAAGGACCGCCGCGAAGCCGCCGAGAGCGCCGCGCGCCTGGAAGCGTTGAAAGAGCGTGCACGAGCATGAGCCCCGAACTTCGTAAGCGCATCGCTGTTGGCTTGCTCAGCATCAGCGCCGCCGGCTTCGCCACCTGGCAGGCCAGCGAAGGCTTGACCACCGTTGCCGTGATCCCCACCAAGGGCGACGTTCCCACCATCGGCCACGGCTCAACGCGTTACGAGGATGGCTCGCCAGTTCGCATGGGCGACACCATCACCCCGCAGCGCGCCGAAATCCTGGCCCGCAATCTGAACAGCCAGGCCGAGAAGCAATTTGCCGCGTCCCTCCCAGGCGTGAAGCTGTACCAGGACGAGTTCGATATCTACATGGACTTCGTTGGCCAGTACGGCATTGGCACCTGGCGCAATGGTTCCCCGCGGCGCGATCTGCTGGCCGGCAACTACGCCCAGGCCTGCCACGACCTGCTCAAGTACCGCTTTGCTGCTGGCTTCGACTGCTCCACACCGGGCAACAAGCGGTGCTACGGCGTCTGGGACCGCCAGTTGAAGCGTCACGCCAAGTGCATGGGTGCCCAATGAGATATCGCAAGCCAACCGAGCACGTCGACGCCGTGGAGTACACGGGCCTCAACCTCGATGACGTAATGGCCTTCTGTGCTGCATTGGTCGAGTCGGGTGGCTTTGGCTTTACCGACCGCGTTAACGGCGTGGTGGTTATGAACTCAGCTTCCAGCACTCAGCGTGCGCTGCCAGGCGACTGGATCGTCCTGGCTGCCGACGGTTCGCTCAAGGCCATGAAGCCCGAGGCCTTCGCGGCCACGTACGAGCTGGCTGAATGAATCACCCAACCCAAGAGGCAATACCCATGGATAACCAGCACAAGAAGATCACCGGCTACCGCGACCTGAGCCAATCCGAAATCGACGGTATGAACTCCATCAAGGCGCTGGAAGCCGACACCGGCGAACTGTTCAAGCAGATCGGCCAGATTGAAGGCGTTGACCCACGTTTGCTGGCCTTGGCCAAGACCAACCTGCAACAGGGCTTCATGTGGTTTGTGCGCTCGATTGCCAAACCCGCAGATCCATTCGCTGTATCGCCGGAGCAATCGAAATGACCCAGCACTACGTCGGCACCAAGATCGTTATGGCTTGGGCCCAGGCCCACGCTGATGGCCGTGAAGGCTACACGGTGAAGTACAGTGACGGTTACACCAGCTGGTGCCCGAAAGCTCAGTTCGAAGAAGCCAACGTCGCTATCGGCCACGTTGGCCACCTGCCGCCTCACCAGCAACGCGTGATTGCCGAGCGTGAGCAACTGGCCGACCGCATCCAGAAGCTGGAGGCGTTCCTACACACCGATCTGTACGCCAGCCTGCCCGACGACGAGCAGCAACTGCTCAAGATGCAGGCCGATGCGATGGTGCTGTACCTCGGCATCATCAACACCCGAACCTCGAAGTTCGTCTGAGGTAAACCACCATGATCCGCTACCTCATTGCCGCACTCGCTGCATGCCTGGTGCTGATCTACGGCGGATGGAGCCACATCCAGGGACAGGCCAAGGACATGGCCGTTGCGAAGGATCGCATTGACACTCTTGAGCTTGCGGCCGAGTCACGCAAGAACACCCAGCGCCTGCTGGCCCAGCTCGACACCGAACACACAAAGGCCCTGACCGATGCCCAGACCGCTAACAACCAGCTTCGTACTGCTGTCGCTACTGGCGCTCACCGGCTGTCCGTCAAGGCAACCTGCCCAGCCACAAGTGGACCTGCCTCCACCGCCGGCCTGGGTTATGCAGAAGCGCGAGCCGAACTTGACCCCGCGACTGCTGAACGAATTGTCGCCATCGCCAACGACGGTGACGAAGGACTGATAGCCCTGCGCGCGGCACAGGACTACATCAACACCGTCTGCCTGGGCGGTACCAATCAAAAGGGGAAGTGACCTATGGCCGCTCTAACCCCGAAGCAACAGGCGTTTGTTCTGGAGTTCCTGGTTGACCTGAACGCTAGCCAGGCAGCCATAAGGGCCGGGTATGCGCGCAAGGGCGTGAACGCCGCGTCGTACTCACTCATGCAGCGCCCGCACATCGCAGCCGCGATCAAGGCAGCCATGGAAGCCCGCAACCAGCGGACCAAGGTCGATGCCGATTACGTCCTGAACCGGCTCACTGAGATCGACCAGATGGACCTGCTGGACATTCTCAACGACGACATGTCGTTCAAGCCGCTCTCCAAGTGGCCCAAGGTCTGGCGCCAGTCGCTGTCGGCTTTCGATATCGCCGAGATGTTCGAAGGTTCTGGCAAGGACCGCGACATGGTCGGCCTGATGAAAAAGATCAAGTGGCCGGACAAGGTCAAGAATCTTGAGCTGCTCGGCAAGCACGTGAACGTCAATGCCTTCCGGGATCAGGTGGCGGTAGACATCAATCTCTCCACCTCGCAACGGATGGCCAAAGCTCGTGAACGCCGTGACCGTGCTAGAGGGTGACATTGAGCAACAGCTTGTAGAGGACATCCTTTCGTTTGCTCAAGACCCGCTGGGGTACGTCTGGTACGCGTTCCCGTGGGGTGAGCCTGGCACTGAGCTGGCAAACAAGTCAGGCCCAAGGCCTTGGCAGATTGAAGTCCTCGACTCCATCGGCAAGAAGCTACGCGCCGGCGCCAAGGATCTGGGCGAGGTAATTCACGAAGCAACGGCCAGCGGCCACGGGATCGGCAAGTCGGCGCTGGTGTCCTGGCTGATCAAGTGGTGCGTTGACACCTGCGTCGATGCACGCGGCGTTGTCACCGCCAACACGGAGACCCAGCTCAGGACCAAGACCTGGCCCGAGGTGGCGAAGTGGAACCGGCTTTCCATCACCGCCCATTGGTTTCGCATCACTGCCACGGCACTGATCAGCACCGACCCGGAACACGAAAAGAATTGGCGCGTGGATGCGGTGCCCTGGTCGGAGAGCAACACCGAGGCGTTCGCCGGCCTACACAACGAGGGTAAGCGCCTGCTGCTGGTGTTCGACGAGGCTTCGGCCATCGCCGATACGGTGTGGGAGGTGGCCGAGGGTGCGCTCACCGACGAGAACACCGAGATCATTTGGGCAGCCTTCGGCAACCCGACCAAGACCACCGGCCGGTTCCGATCGTGCTTCACCCGGTACAAGCATCGGTGGTCACACCGCCAGGTCGACAGCCGCACGGTTGAAGGCACCAACAAGACGCAGATCGCCAAGTGGCAACAGGACTATGGGGAAGACAGTGACTTCTTCCGTATCCGTGTGCGCGGCATGTTCCCGAGGGCTTCCGAATTGCAACTGATCCCGACTGACTGGGTCGCCGATGCGATGAAGCGCGATCCGGTGTATGGCATGGACGACGCCCTGGTCTGCGGCATCGACATCGCCAGGGGCGGCGCCGACAGCAACGTGATTCGGTTTCGTCGCGGCCTCGATACTCGATCGATACCCGCGATCAAGATTCCTGGCAGCGAGACCCGCAACACCACAGTGTTCATCGCCAAGGTGTGCACGGTTGTGCAAGAGCGCCGTCCGGACGCGGTGTTCGTCGACGCCACCGGCGTTGGCGGTCCAGTTGCTGACCAGTTGCGCCGACTGATGCCCGGCGTCGTGATCATTGATATCAACTTCGCCAGCGCGGCGCCCGACCGGCACTACGCAAACATGCGCACCTACATGTGGTGGCAGATGCGCGAAGCATTGCGGGCGGGCCTGGCAATCGACAGCAGTGAGGAACTTGAAGCAGAGCTGACATCGCCGATGTACACCCACAACGCCAGTGACCAGATCGCCCTGGAAAAGAAGGACGACATCAAGAAGCGCCTGGGCATCTCTCCCGATGACGCAGACGCCTTGGCGCTGACATACGCCATGCCAGTGATGAAAAGCCAATACAACGACTACGGCGGTTCAGGGACCAGCAACAACGGCCTTGAATCCGACTACGACCCTTACGCGAGAAACTGACATGTGCGGAAAGAGCATCAAGAAACTGATGAACAAGGTGATCGACCTTGACCCGCTGCGCGGCGGCGACACGATCCTGGAAGGTCTGGGCCTTCCCAACCTGACCGGCGAGAACACCGGCATGTTGGGCGCTGCTGACCGGGCCAAGGCAGCGCAGGAAGCCGCAGCAGAGGCGGCGGGGTCGATCACCACGGCCGGTACCACAGCTGCCACCACTTCAAGTGACTCCGTTCAGGCCGCTGTTGAAGCTGAACGCAAGCGCCGCCTGGCCCAGTCCGGCCAAAGCGGCACTATTCTGACCGGCTCGTCTGGTGTGCTGGGTAATGCCAGCACCAGCCAGAAAACGCTGTTGGGGGTGTAAGTTGGCCGACTCCCTGCGCGAACGCTGCGAGAAGCGCTACACCGCTCTCAAGAGCGAGCGCGACAGTAACTGGTTGCCAGAGTGGAAAGAGCTGGGCGACTTCATCAGCCCCCGCTCTGGTCGCTGGTCCAACTCCGAGACCAACGACGGCAAACGTCGCGATCAGAAGATCATCAACCCGCAGGCGACCTTCGCGGCCCGTACGCTGGGCGCGGGCATGCACACCGGAATGACCAACCCCGCAGCACCGTGGGTTAAGTTCGGCACCCCTGATCCAGGCTTGATGGAGTTTGGTCCGGTCAAGGCATGGCTCTACGCCGCCGAGAAAGCCATGCGCGAAGTTATGGCCAGGTCGAATCTGTACAGCGTGTTGCCCAACCGCTACAGCGAAGAAGGCATTTTCGGTACCGCCCCCATGGTGGTAATGCCGGATGACAGCGATCTGTTGCGCCAGTATCCGCTGGCGGTGGGCAGCTACATGCTCGCCAACAACAGCCGCAACCAGGTGGATACGCTCTACCGCGACTTCCGCATGACGGCCCGTCAGATGGAGCAGCAGTTCGGTAAGGACAAGATGGACACCGCGTCCAAGAACCTGCTGAGCAGCAAGCCAGACGCCTGGATCGACATCTGCCACGGCATCGAGCCCAACGACACCCGCGAGAAAGGGCGCAAAGACAACACCAACATGCCGTTCCGCTCCGTGTACTGGGAGAAGGGCGGCGACAAGGATTCGATGCTCCGCGAGTCCGGGTTCAAGGTATTCCCGGTTATGGCACCACGATGGGACGTGCTTGGTGAGGACGTTTACGGCACTGGCCCAGGCTCCATGTGCATCGGCACCAACAAGGCCGTGCAACTGATGGAGCGCCGCAAGGCTGAACTGTTGGAGAAGGGCGTTCGCCCGCCAATGGGTGCGCCGGTGAGTCTCAAAAATCAACGAGCGTCCATCCTGCCGGGCAGCATCACCTACTTGAACGATATGCAGGTTGGCGCCAAGTTCGCGCCGCTGTACGAGGTACAGCCCGCCTGGCTAAGCGCGTTGCGCGGTGAGATTGCCGCCGACAGCTCGATCATCGACACCGCGTTCTTTGTCGACCTGTTCCTGATGATCAGCCAGATGGACAGCGTGCGCACCGCGTACGAGATCGCCACCCGCAAAGAAGAAAAGCTGCTCATGCTGGGCCCTGTGCTGGAGCGCCAGACCGATGACTTGCTCGACCCGCTGGTCGATATGTACTTCAACGAGATGCTCGAGCAATCCATTCCACGCTGGATGGGCCAACTACCAGGCGCACCGCTGTTGCCGCCGCCGCCGAAAGAACTGGCAAACATGGATTTGCGCATCGAGTTCACCAGCATCCTGGCCCAGGCCCAGAAGGCTATCGGCGTGTCCAGCATCGAGCGCGCCATTGGTTTCGCCGGCACTGTGGCCACCGTCACCCAAAGCACCCAAGCCTTGGACCTGCTCGACTCCGACGAAGCCATGCGTCAGTACTTCGAATTGATCGGCGTGCCGCCAACTCTGGTGCGTGCTGACGATATGGTCGAGCAGATCCGCACGCAACGCGCCCAGGCGCAGCAAGCGGCGCAGATGCAGCAGGAGCTGGGCAGCGTCATCCAGGGCGCTCAAGTACTCAGCCAGACCGACACCAGTGGCGACAACGCCCTGACGGCGCTTGCGGGGGCTATGTGATGAGTGAACAGCAACCCACCGAACAGGAATTGCAGGACATCGCCGACTTCAAGTGGTTGATGAGCGACTACCGCGGGCGCCGCTTCATGTGGCGAACCATGGGCCATTGCAGGCTCTTTCAATCATCGATCGGTCATACCGACGCAATCACGAATTACAACGAAGGCCAACGCAATGTTGGCCTTCTTCTTTTGAGCCAGGTGAACGACCTGACCCCATCGCTTTACGCGGTCATGGCTGCCGAGAACGCGCCGCAGCCGATTGCTGAACAAACCCAGGAGACAGATGAATGAGCCCTTTGATGATGAAGTTGCTTGGCCGCGTGTACATGAACGAGGCGCCAGCCGATGGTGGCCAGGGCGGTGGTGCTGATGCACCGGCTGCAGCACCCGCTCCCGCAGCGCAAGCCCCGGCCCCTGCGGCTGATGGCTCTGTATTGACCCCGCCCGCTCCCGCAGCGGCACCCGCACCGGATGCAGCGAAAACCCCGGAACAGATCCAGCAGGAAGCTGACGCGGCGGCGAAGCTCAAGTCCGAAACCAGCGCACCAGAGGCCTACGAGGACTTCACCCTGCCCGAAGGCATGGAGATGGACGCCGATGTCCTGGGCGAATTCAAGAACCTGGCCAAGGAACTGAATATTCCCCAGGCCAAGGCCCAACAACTGATCAACTTCCAAACCCAGCTGGCGACCAAGCAGGCCGAGCAATACCAGGCGGCGGTTACCAAGCAATCCCAGGAATGGGCCGCAACAATCAAGAACGACCCTGAAATTGGCGGCGAGAACTACGACAAGAGCGTAGCCAGCGCTATCAAGGTCATTCAGTCCTTCGGCGATCCGGCATTGACCGAGTTGCTGAGTACCTCCGGGTTGGGCAACCACCCGGCGCTGTTCAAGTTTTGCCATCGCATCAGCGCGGCTATCTCGGAAGACAAGTTCGTCTTGCCGGGCAGCCAGGCCGACGCCCCTAAAGAAATGTCGATCGTCGACGCGTTCCGCTGAAACACCCATAAACCGTAGGAGAAACACCGATGGGCATCCTTACTTCCACCATGCCGACCCTGATCGATAAGTTCAGCCGGGAGGATAAAGACAAAAAGATCATGAAGATTGTCGAGCTTCTGGCGAAGCGTAACGACATCCTCATGGACGCCGAATATCAGGAGTGCAACGACGGCTCCAAGCACAAGACCACCATGCGTACCGGCATCCCCGAGCCAGCATGGCGCCAATTCAATAAAGGCGTTCAGCCAAGCAAGACCACCACTGTTCCGGTGACCGACACCACCGGCATGATGGAAGACTACGGCAAGGTCGATAAGGCACTTGCCGATCTGAGCGGCAACGCCGATGCCTTCCGCGTTTCCGAGAACATCGGCAAGCTCCAGGGCTTCAACAACAAAGCCGCGCGTTACATGTTCTACGGCAACACTGCATCCGAACCTGAGGCTTTCCTGGGCCTCTCGCCGCGTTACAACGACAAGTCGGCCGAGTCTGGCGCCAACATCATTGATGCGGGCGGCACCGGCTCCACCAACGCATCCATTTGGTTTGTGACCTGGGGCGAGCTGACCACCCACCTGCTCTATCCGAAGGGCAGCGTTGCGGGCTTCCTGCATAAATTCTTGGGCGAGGACACCGTTACGGACGGCGCCGGCGGTGAGTACCAGGCCTACCGCGACCACTTCAAGTGGGATATCGGTATGTCCGTCCGCGACTGGCGTGCAAACGTCCGCATCGCGAACATCGATGTTTCGACCCTGAGCACGGATGGCTCTGCTGGCGCGAAGCTCATTGATCTGATGGTTAAGGGTTACTACCAGCTCGACAACCCTGAGCAAGGCGAGGGGCGGACTATCATCTACGCCAACAAGACCATGCAGACCTTCCTGCATCTCCAGGCGATGAACTCCAAAAACGTCAACCTCACCCTGGGCGAGTACGCAGGCAAGAAGATCCCCGAGTTCCTGGGCATCCCAATCAAGCGCGTTGACGCGCTGCTCAACACCGAAGCCCGCGTGGTCTAACGACCGCGTGGTTTTCCCCTATCAGGAGAGGCCATCATGCTTTTCGACGCAAAACTGTTGTTTTCGAGCGCGCAGGCAATCACTGCCTCAGCGGCATCCACTGACGTTATCGACCGTGGCGACCAAAAGGACGTGGGCAAGGCCGGCGATATCCCGCTGGTCATCCAGGTGGTTGAGGCATTCAACACCCTGACCAGCTTGACCGTTGAGTTGCAGGCCGATGACAACTCGGCTTTCAGCTCACCGCGCTCGCTGTTCTCGGTCGTAGTGCCGCTGGCTGACTTGAAGCTGGGTTACCAGACCCCCGTCATCACCCTGCCGCAGAAGACCGAACGCTTTCTGCGCCTCAACTACACCGTGACCGGCACCGCCCCAACACTGGGCAAGGTAACTGCTGGCGTGGTTGCTGGAGTGCAGACCAATGCCTAAGCGCTATGAAGTACTTGAGCGGTCGTTTATCAACGGCCGTCTCTATGAGCCGGGTGAAACGGTCGTGCTTGAGATTGATAGCCCTGGTGGCAATCTCAAAATCGCAGGCGCTTCCAAGGTTGTGACAGTCCCAGCCGGCCAACAGGACGGTGGTGGTCCGGGCTTGGGCTTCGTTGCCGCCCGTGGCGCTGCTGGAAAATTCGTGGTCAAGGATGACAAGGACCAGCGAGTTGGCGAGTTCATCGGCAACAAGGCGGAGGCGGAAGCCGAAGCTGCTCGACTGAATGCCGGCGGCCAGATCGCTGCCCCAGCCGGCCAACAGGACGGTGGTGCGCAAGGTGCTGATGGTGGCAACGATCAGGACAACACCGACAGCACGCTGCCAGACGCCTAACCACGAGCAACATCCCCTCAGGGCCTTTCGGGGCCCTTTTCTTTTTCTGAGGTTCCCGAATGTCCAGCGATATCGAGATCTGCAACATTGCGCTGTCGCGGATTGCCGTAACCAGCGCTATTGCGTCATTCACTGAGCGGAGCAAAGAGGCCGAACAGTGCCGAGTGTTTTACGCGCCACTGCGTGACCTGGTGTTGCAAGCTTTTCCCTGGCCATTCGCGGAATCTTCCGTTGTGCTTGCGGAACTGGGTAGCCCTGCGCCCGGATGGCAATACCGTTACCGGTACCCGGCTGACTGCCTGAAGGTGCGCGACATTGTCCAGCCTGGCTGGCGTAGCCCGCTCACTGCTGATCAGCAGATTCCTTACAAGATCGGATACGACGCCGGCGGCCGTGTGATTCACACAGACCAGCCCGAGGCCGTATGCCGCTTCACATTCAAGGTCGAAGACTCAATGTTCTTTGATCCGCAGTTCGCCGACGTGCTGGCCTGGCGCCTAGCCATGGACCTAGCGTTGCCGCTCAGTGCGCGTCAGGAGCTCCAGCAGTTCGCGGCGCAGCAATACCAAATGGCACTGACCATCGCCGAGGGCTCAGCCTTTGAAGAATCCCAGGACAGTCCAGAGCCAGAATCCGAATTCATTACGGTGAGAACATGAGTAGCGTAATGCAGCCTACCTTCGCGGCTGGCGAACTGTCGCCGTCGGCCAGCGCACGTACCGACATTGCCCGCTACTACACCGGGCTCAAGCTGTGCCGCAACTTCATGGTCATGCCCTACGGCGGTGTGCGAAACCGCCCTGGCACCAAGTTTGTATGCGAGGTCAAGGACTCGACAAAGCGCTGCCGATTGATCCCGTTTCAGTTCAACGACGTGCAGACCTACATCCTTGAATTTGGTGACCTGAGCATGCGGGTTATTAAGGATGGCGGCCAAGTCCTATACAGCGCTGGCCCGAACATCGGCCAACCCTTTGAGCTGACCCTGCCTTACACCGAAAACGATCTGAGCCTGCTGAACTACACGCAGTCGGCCGACGTGATGACCTTCGCCCAGCCGAGCTATAAGCCACGCGAGTTGAGCCGGCTGGCTCACGATAACTGGACTACAGCAGAAATTAACCTGGCCCCGCGCATTGCTGCACCGGCCTCCGCTACTGCTGTAAGCGGTGGTGGCGAGGGTGTATCGCAGACTTGGCGCTACCAGGTGACGGCCATACTTGATGACGGCAGTACGTTGGATGAGTCGCTGCCCGTAACGTCAAATGCCATCACTGTGTTCAACAACACCATGGCTGGCACCATTACGTGGCCCGCCGTCACCGGTGCGACCTATTACATTATCTACAAGGACAACGCCGGCGCTGGCATCTATGGCTTCATCGGGCGGGCCACTGGTACCACTTTCACGGACCAGAACATCACCGCTGTGAAGACGGACACGCCGCCAAACGGCAAAGACCCGTTTGTTGGGGCTGGAAATTACCCGGGCGCCGTCGGCTACTACCAGCAACGCTTGGTGTTCGCGGGCAGCAACCTGAGTCCGCAAACCGTCTGGATGAGCAAAACCGGCTTATTCAAGAACTTCGGCTACTCAATCCCTAACAAGGACGACGACGCCATCACGTTCACCATCGCCAGCAAGGAAGTGAACCGCATGCGCCACCTGCTGGGGCTGCGCAAGCTGCTGGGCCTGACCTCTGGCGGCGAATGGACGTTCACCGGCGCCGATACTGGCTTGACTGCCAAGACCATTCAAGCGAGCCAGGAAGGCTATGACGGTTCCGCCATTGTGCAGCCAGTGGTCGTGGGCAACAGCGCCGTCTACGTCCAGGCCCGTGGCGCCCGTGTTTCTTCCTTTGGCTATTCCATCAATTCCGATGGGTTCGCCTCGGATGACTTAACGCTGTTCAGTGCCCACCTTTTCCGGGGTAAAGAGCTCACGAATGTTGCCTACCAGAAGATTCCCGATTCCATTGTTTGGTATGTGCGCGATGACGGAATTCTACTGGGCCTTACCTACCTTCCTGAGCAGCAGCTTGTGGGATGGGCTTGGCATGATACGGACGGGTTTGTTGAGTCAATAGCCTGTGTGCCCGAGGGGCAAGAAGACGCGCTGTACTTGGTGGTACGGCGCACAGTCAACGGCGTGCAGAAACGCTACATAGAGCGCATGGCAAGCCGCCAGATCACCAGCATTGAAGATGCGTTCTTTGTTGATTGTGGTTTGACTTATGACGGGCGCAATACGGAAGTGTCGAAGACTTTTACGCTTTCAGCCGGGTCCACCTGGGGGTTTCCAGAGGTGGTAACCATGACCTCGATGGGGCATGAGCCGTTTGAACCCGGGAGCGTAGGACAAAACTACGTATTGAAGCGCTCGATTGAAGCGGAGGGCGGAGATATCACCACGGATACTGTGCGCGTTGAAGTGGTGGGCTACTCCACTCCGAGTGTAGTCACCGTCAAGTTGCTGATCGTTTGTCCAGATTCGTTACGCAGTCATGGGGTGTCGACGTGGGCGCGCCAGGTAAAAAGTCTATCCGGGCTTGGGCATCTTGAAGGCAAAATGGTTTCGATACTCTCTGACGGTAGCGTTCATCCGCAGCGTGTTGTCGCAGGCGGCGCGATCAGCCTGCAGGAATATGCCGGCATCGTTCATGTCGGGCTTCAGTACGATTCCGACATGGAAACGCTTGACCTCGAACTCAAGAATGCCAACGAAACAGTGCTCGACAAGAAGATCGCGGTAACGTCGCTGACTGTGGTGGTCGAGGAATCACGAGGAATTATGGCGGGCCAAGACAAGAATCGCCTGTATGCCCAGAAAACCGACCGCGATGAATACGAGCCACCGATTGATCTGCTGACCGGGCAGGCCAACATCCTGATCAGCAACAACTGGCAGGGCAAGGGGCGCGTGTTCATTCGCCAATCTGATCCATTGCCGTTGTCCGTCCTGGCCGTGATTCCGGAGGTGGCAATTGGCGGTCGCTGAGGTTTTACCAATTTCGCCGGAGGACATCCCGGCGATTCTGCGTGATGTGCGCCAGGCCGACATTGACGAGATTGTCGAAGGCTTGGGCATATCCATGGAGCGCGAGTTGCTGGCCGGCATCAACGAGAGTCTCAACGCCCGCAAGATTGTGGTTAACGGCCATATCGTCGCGGTGTTCGGTGATGCGGTGCACAGCGTGCTTGGCTCCATCGGCGTGCCCTGGCTGATCAGCACAATCCATGTGGAAAAACACGCAAAGGCCTTCCTTAAGGTCTGCAAGCCAGAGGTGCAGGGGATGCTGACCCGACACCGGCACCTCATCAATTACGTCGACGCTCGCAACACCGCCGCCATTCGCTGGCTGAAATGGCTGGGCTTCGACTTCGGCGAGGCCGTCCCGTATGGGCCCAAGCGCCTGCCGTTCTACCCCTTCACGCTGAACCGAGAGGAATAACCATGTGCTGGATGGCATTGATACCGGTCGCAATTGGCCTGGTCGGCGGCATGATGCAGGCCCAGGGACAGACCCAGAACGCTGACTTTCAGTCAGGGATGATGGAGCAGAATGCCCAGTTCAAGCTCAAGACGGCTGACGAAACGATCAACGCCGGCAACACCTCGGCGGATTGGCAGCGCGTGCGTGCTGGGCAGACTGTAGGGACACAGCGTTCTGTTCAGGCTGCCAATGGCATAGACGTAAACAGCGGCAGTGCAGCCCAGTTGCAGGACGATACCGCCATGCTCGGCGAATTGGATGCCCTGACGATCCAGAACAACGCAGCGCGTGAGGCATACGGTTATCGCGTGCAGGCCAAGCAAGACATCCTGAATGCAAGCCAGACCGTGCAGAACGGCAAGACCGCTGCCATGGGCTCGATCCTCGGCGGCTTTGGCAGTGCATTCGGATCATTTGCGAGGGCGAAATAATGCCACGGGTACCGACATACGACACGCCGCAGGTCCAGCAGCAGGCAAGCCGTGCCGTCGAACTGCGCGGGGTTGCGCCGGATGGAACCTCAATCGCTCAGGGCCTGCAAAGCTTTCAACAGGGGGCCGAGATTCTTGCAGCGAAAGAGCGGCAAAGGGCCGACACCGCGTTGCTGATGGATGCAGACAACAAGCTCACTCAATGGCAACAACAGGCGATGTATTCGGAAAACGGTGGCGTCTACACCCGCAAAGGTCAGAACGCCATGGATGTCACCAATCAGACCCTGGATCAGTTCGACAAGACCCAGGCCGAGATTGCCAAAACGCTGACCAACGATCAGCAGAAAGCGCGCTATACCCAGATCGTCAACAGCCGCCGCAACTCCCTGTCGAACGACCTGAACCGGTACGAGTATGGCGAGCGGCAGAACTATTACGGCCAGGTCGAAAAGGCCCAGCTTGAAACGTCCATGCAAGGCGCAGCGCTGGATTACCAAGACCCGGCCAAGGTCGACCAGTACCGGCAGAAGGTCGATGCGGTGTTGGCTAGCCGTGCCGAGCGCCTAGGCCTTTCTCCAGAAGCTGCCCAGGCTGAGCGCCTGGCTACCAATAGTGGCATGTCCACGGCTGTTATTCAGCGGATGCTGATCGACTCGCCGCAAAAGGCTAAGAGCTACTACGAGTCCTATAAGGACACGATGACGGCCGAGGATCAAATCCGCACCAGCAATGGCATTGACCAGGGCTTTCGCCGTCTTGAGGCCGAGGCCCGGCAGCGCCAGGTGGAAGCGCGCCAGCTGCAAGCCATCAATCGCATGGAGTTGAGCAGCCGTGTGCAGGATGCCAGCGCCGCCTATTCGCAGGGCCTGGACTTCGACAATCCGCCGTCGAAAGTCGACTTCGCCGCAGCATACGGGCCGGAGAAGGGCGCCAAGGAATACGACCGATTTTCAAAGGTCCAGGCCCTTGCCCCTGCAATTCGTGAGTTTGCCACTGCCGATCCGCAGGAACGCCAACAGATCCTGGCCAAGTTCCAGCCAGGGCAAGATGGCACCGCAGGCGAAGGCTTCAAGGAAGACAGCCAGCTGTATCAGCACCTGACCAATGTCGGCGTGGGTCTGATGAAGCAACAGCAGACCGACCCCGCTGCCTACGTAGCAAAGTACAGCCCGACCGTGCAGCGTGCGTTCGCCGCCGCCCAGCAGGATGGATCGCCAGAGGCTTACCAGGCATACGCACGTACAACGCTTGCCGAACAGCAGCGCCTGGGCGTCAAGCAACCCAAACTCCTGCCGGACGCCGCAGCTGACCAACTGGTAGCCAACTTCAACAACCAACTCAATGGGGGCGAGAACGCGGCCACCATGATCGAGAATCAGCAAAAGCTGTGGGGCAAGGACTTCCCGGCAGTGCTGCAACAGGTGGGCAACAAGCTTCCAGCCGAGGCCCAGGTGATTGCCACAGGTCTGCCAAAGGATGTGGCTGAGCGCATGGCGTCTGTCGCAGCCATCAAAGACAGCGAGCTCAACGCCGGCCTGCAAAAAGGCCAAAAGGACGAGATAGTCCAGTCGGTTCAGGACGCCATGATTCCGTTTGCCGAGTCGCTGCAAGGCCAGTCGGGCGGGATCAACACCTACAGCACCATGTACAAGGCGGCGTTACGTACTGCCACTTCTTACGTGCTGCAGGGTGAAAGTGCTAAGGACGCGGCCAAGCGCGTAGTGGGTGGAATGGTCAACGACAAATACGACTTCTTCGGCACCTACCGCGTACCAAAGACCCAGGACACAGAAGCTGTTAGCCGTGGCGCTACCCAGGCAATGCGCCAAATCAAAGCGGATGAACTCATGCCTTTGCCTGGCATTGGTGGCGTTACCGAGGAACAGAACCTCAAGCAACTCCATGAAGCCTTGCAGAGCAGCGGGCAGTGGGTGCCGAACGAGGATGAAAGTGGCTTATCGCTGACGCTGAACGGCTACCGTGTGCGCGGCAAGGATGGCCAGCCGATCACCCGCAGTTGGGCCGACCTTCAACAGAAGGGCTTGCGCGAGCCCGACAAATACCGCGTGGCGCCAATGGGGTTCATGCCATGACTATCTATGCAGGTGATGCACCGGTTCTTGACCGGCGGACAATGCTCGATATCCCGGCCGATGCCGGCGAAGTGTGGGATGCGTCCTTCGGTGGCGCCTTTGCAACCAACCCGACTTCCTCGGTCATGCGCATGCGCGCCTTGGAAGATGAGGAAGTTGGCGCCCCTCAAGTCGGCGCAGGCCTTGGGCGGCTTCCATCTCAGCGGCTCGCCCCTGATACGCCAATGCTTGACGCCCAGGCGGCGCGGGACAAGGTTTCGGGCATGGGTCTGGATATCAAAATCCCCGAGCAGGGTATCCGTGAAGGCGCGTTGGACATTCTCATTGATCGCCACCGTGAGCAGGCTGCCCGGCAGCAGGTCATGATTCGGGCGAACGGCGGATCGTTTGGCACCCAGCTCGGCGCAAGCGTTGCCGCTTCGTTGTTGGATCCGCTCAACATCGCCTCGGCGTTTGTACCGGTGGTGGGCGAAGCGCGCTATGCCGCAATGCTGGGGCGCACCGCATCGCCACTGGGTCGTGCTGGCGTTCGCGCAGGCGTTGGCGCTGTTGAGGGTGCGGTGGGCGCCGCGATCATTGAGCCGTTGCCCCTTCTTGCGGCCCAGCAGGACCAGACCGAATACGGCCTATCCGACTCCCTGGCCAACATCGCCATGGGCGGCTTGCTGGGTGGTGGCCTGCATACCGTGGGTGGCGCCGTGTCTGATGCGCTGCGCCGGCGGATAGCCACGGAAACCCCGCCACAGGTCGAGAGCGTGCTGAACGCCGCCGACCGCCAGGCACCGCAACCATTGAGGTCTGCTGACTTTGAGCGGGTATTTGACCAGGACCCCGAAGCGGCGCTGCGCGGCGCACTTGCTCGCGACCTGAACGCTGACAGCGTAAGTCTGTACCGCAATGCCGAGCGCCAAGCCATTGACGAGATCCGCCCAACGCTTGCGGGGGAGCGCGTTGGAAATGTTGCCGACTTGCACGCCGAGCGGCTGGCGCTGACACAGCGGTCCATGAACCTGGACGCGACGTTCAAGGATCTGGCCCGAGAGTTTCAGGGCCAGCGCATGAGCCGCAAGCAGGCCGAGCGTGCAGCCCGTGACACCATCGCCGCTCAGCGTGAGCAGATCGGAGCTCGTCAGGCTGAAATCAACACCACCCTGGAGCGCAACCGCGCGGGCGAGTTTGACCGGCGTGACCTTGGGCTGATCGAGCGAGGCGAGGTGCCAGAGCGTTTACGGCCGCAGATTGAGGCACGCGCCAAGCAGATCATGCAGGGCTACGAGTTGCGTCCGCTGGGGCCAGCCATCCGCACCGCACGGGAGACCGCTCAGGATGCAGACTGGACTGTGCGCGACAGCGCATTGCGTACCGCCGTGGCCCAGGCCGTCAGCGGTCGAGATGTCGACGTGCAGGCGCTGTTCGATCTGGAGGCCCCTGGCAAGGCTGCTGGCGCCATGGAATACGTGAAGCGCCCACTTGCCCGCCGCATTGATCCAGAGGGCCAGGCCGAAAGCCTTCGCGTGGACAGCACCTCAAAGGCTCAGCCTCAGGACGAGTTCGAAGCCACCCGCCAGCAGTTCGACGAAGACGAAGCCCTGGTCAAGGAAATGCTCGATCAGCTCCCAGAAAAGGACAGGGCCGATGTCCTGGCCGCCAGCCGTGACGAAGCCGACGCCGCCCAGGCCCAGGCCGACCGCGCCGAACAATATTCGAAGGCATACCGCGCAGCCGCCGTATGCGACATAAGGAACGGATCATGACGCCTTGCATCGACGCTGTACGGGCTGCCGCTGGCAACCTGGAAGACAGAGAACTGGTGGAGATTTTCGAACTGTTGCGGGGGCGAGCCAAGGAACTGATGGCCAGGGATGGTGCCTTGGGCATGGAGCAGGCCACGTTGCGGGCAGCAGACGAGCTGGGCAAGCAGGCCCAGCACGCGGCACTGATCGAGCGCCGTAACGCCTTGCTCAACCTGCGCCGGCGGGGCGAGATCGTTTCCTTTGTGCGCGGTAACTTCGCCGACCGGCCGGACTTGGGCATTGAATCGCTGCTGGTGGGCACCAACCTTGCCCGCCAGGGTTCGCGCCTGTCTGTTGCAGCCGAGCAAAAAGCGCTGGGCGATGCATATATAGGTGGCTTCATTCACGACCTTGAGCGCCAAGACCTGGTTGCGATCCTGGCCAAGGGGGATTCGGATGTCGATATCGCGGATGCTTTGTGGAAGATAGGCACCGATCGGGACACCTCAAAGCTCAACGACCAGGTGGTGAGCATTGCCCGCACCATCCAGAAATATCAGGAAGCGGCGCGCATCGATGCTAACCGTGCCGGCGCCAATATAGGAAACCTGCCGGGCTACATTGCCCGTCAGAGCCATGACGGGGAGAAGATAGGGTCTGCGGGCTTTGATAAGTGGCGCGAAGAGATCCTGCCTCGGCTGGACCCTCGGACCTTCGACGATGTGGCCAACCCAACGCAGTTCCTACGCGGTGTCTATGACGGCCTGGTCTCGGGCGATCACCTCAAGGCGCCAGGCGAAGCCCCATCCAACGGATTTAAGGGCCCGGCCAACATTGCAAAAAAGGTCAGCCAGGAACGTGTCCTACACTTCAAGGACGGCGTGGCGTGGCACGAGTACAACACAATGTTTGGTACCGGAAACCTGCGCGAATCAGTGCTGCGGGGCCTGGATATGTCCGGCCAGAACACCGCGATCATGCGTCGGCTAGGCACCAATCCAGAGACGAACCTCAACATGGCCATGGATATCCTGGCCTCCGATGTACGCAAAACCGGCGACTCTCAGGCGCTGATCAACTTCAACGATGCTCGCCGCGGAATGATCGCCAACCGCTTTGCCGAGGTCAGTGGTGCCACCCGCATTCCTGGTAACGCTACCCAGGCGCGTGTTGCTGCAAATGTCCGTGCATGGCAGTCACTGTCCAAGCTGGGCGGTGCGCTACTGTCGAGCTTCGCCGATCTGCCGGTGGCTGCCAGTGAAATGCGTTACCAGGGGAAAAGCTTCTTGGGTTCCTTGGGGGAAATGACCGCAGGCCTTGCGAAAGGGCGCGGCAGCCTTGAACAGCGTGAAATCCTGTCGAGCTTCGGTGTGTATGGGGATTCGATGCGAGGGGAGATCATGCGCCGCTTTTCAGCCGATGACTCTGTTGGCGGGAAGATGTCGCGGGGAATGTCGCTGTTCTTCAAGCTGAATGGCCTGTCCTGGTGGACGGACGCCAACAAGGCCAGCGCCGGGCTGATGATGGCTCACAACCTGGCGCAGAACAAGGGCAGGGCCTGGGGCACGATGGACGCGGGCCTGCGCCGCACGCTGGGGCTATACGACCTCGACGCCGGCAAGTGGGATCTGTTGCGCGGGATGGATACCCGTATGGCTGATGGTCGGGACTACATGACCACCGATGGTATCCCCGGCATCACAGATGAACGAATCGGCGCCTACCTAGCTGAGCAGGGCCGGACGGTATCCGATTCAGCCATCCGCGAAACCCGTGAGGGATTGAACCGCAGTCTGCGTGCCTACGTGAACGACCGGGTCAGCTACGCGGTACTTGAGCCTGACGCACGTACGCGATCGATCATGAACCAAGGCACCAGGCCGGGCACGGTTATGGGTGACCTCAATCGGTTCATGACCCAGTTTAAGAGCTTTCCCGCTGCTTATATGCAAAAGACTCTGGGCCGGGAACTGTATGGTCGAGGGTATGCACCAACTCCGCTCGGCGAAGGCTACCGAGGCAGCAAGGACCTGATCGCCGCAATGCGTAATGGCAATGGCGAACGCCTGGCCATGGCCCAATTGATGCTGTGGACAACGGCCTTTGGCTATCTGTCCATGTCGGCCAAGGATGCAGTTAAGGGGCGCCAGCCCCGGCCGGCGGATGACCCCAAGACATGGATCGCGGCAATGACCCAGGGCGGTGGCTTCGGGATCATGGGTGACTTTATGTTTGGCGAGGTCAGCCGGTTCGGCAACAAGCCGCTGGAAACGCTCGCCGGTCCGACACTGGGCACCGCCGCAAACGTGGTCGACCTTTGGGCCAAGATCCGCTCGGGGGACGACGCGGCATCTTCTACGCTGCGTCTGGCCCAGAACAACACGCCATTCCTAAATCTGTTCTATACGCGTATTGCGCTCGATCACCTGTTCCTGTGGTCCGTGCAAGAAGCCATGAACCCAGGATCGCTGCGCCGTACCGAACAGAACATCCAAAAAGAGAACGGGCAGAAGTTTCTGGTCAGGCCGTCACAGAGCTATCTCGATCCGCTGGGCATAGCCCGATAAGCCGATAGCCCCACGAGCCCGCCATTGAGCGGGCTTTTTTTCGCCAATAGGAAAGGAGTCACAACCGTGACCGTTAATTCAATCGACAGCGCTGCCGAGTTTGTGACCAACGGAGTTACGACGAACTACCCTTTTTACTTCAAGTTTTTTGCTAAAGAGGATCTCGTCGTCACCTATGTTGACCCTGATGGTGCCAGCACCACGCTTACACTTGGAACTCATTACAATGTAAATGGAGTCGGAAGCGATGATGGTGGGAGTGTCGTTACCACAACAGCTCTGGCGGGACCGGGACAGCTGGTAGTGGCTCGGGAAATGGAGGCCTACCAACTTACAAGTATTAGAAATCAAGGTAAGTTTCTTGCGGAAATTCATGAGGATGTTTTTGATCGGCTAACCATGCTTATCCAACAAGGACTCACAACCTTTACCCGTGCACTCGTAAGACCTTTCGGCCTTGACTTTTTTAATGCCGTCAATCGGCGTATTAGCAACGTCAAAGACCCTATTGATGAGCAGGATGCTGCAACCAAAAGCTCTGTAGAGGAGTATGTGTCTAGCATCCTAGCAACCGGCCAAGGGCCTATCAATAATGCGGCGAATGTCATATATGCACCGCCTACGGGGCCGGCGACCTCCGTAGCCTCTAAGCTGACCGAGTTGAGCAGTGATGTTGATGGCACTGAATCGGCCATTGCATCGCTGTCGACCCTTGGACAAAGTTTGAATGCAAACTTTCTCTATCAAGAAATTACAATTTCTGGCGGTGCCGCATCGCTGAATGTTTCTGCGGCAACCAACTTCGGCGTGTTGCTGGCTTCGAATATCACAGCTTTATCTATCACAGGGGCTACAGCTGGGAAAGTTTGCACCGTCAATTTGTTTGTCGTCCAAGATGCCGTTGGCGGTAAAACCATAGCTTTCCCACCTTCGGTGTTTACGCCATTTGGAGAAAGTACGTTGCTTTCCACAAGAGCCAACAGCACCTCTCTAATTCAGCTCATCAGCAGGGATGCAGGGGCAACATGGCTAGCTCGCAAAGTCCGGGACTACCAAACTATTCGTGAATTTGTGCTACCTACACTCACCGGTGAAAACTCGACATTTAATGACGAAGGAACTGCAATAGCCCAGTGGTCAGCAAGTGGAGGAACTCTTGCCGCAACAGCGGGCGCTGTTCGCTTCACCAAGACGGCCGCCGCCGGCACCTCTGGATTTATGAATCAGCCCGTAACGCTACCTGCCAGCACGTCCGACTACATCATGTACGCCAAGATCAAGTGCGCTACCACCGGTGGCTGCGTTCTATGGCTTACAAACTCCGACTCTTCTCGCCTGGCTGGTGTTTGGTTAAACGCTACAAACGTTGGCGTGTCATCTGTCGGGACAGTGTCCTTGACCGGCTTCAATGGTGGAACGCGCACCGGTGCGGAAATTCTCACGGGGTTCAGCACACTTGATTACTTAGATATAGCCATGCACTTCTGCGTTAAAAATTCCAGCATCACCGTTTATTCTCGCCAATCCACTGGGACCTGGAACTACTTAGGCCGAGTCGCGGCGACATCGATCACCGCAACAAGCATTGAAATTCGTTCACAAGGTAGCGCGCCGGCAGGCTTTTGGGTGGAATACGACTTTGTGACCATTTGCCGTCCAAATATAGCCGTCATCGGAGACAGTATTGCTGAGGGCAAGACTTTGTTCAGCCCTAACCTGTCGCTCAATCTGACCAATTTCGACAGCACCTGGATGCGTTACGCCCCCATTTACCCAGCCTTGCGCAACAATCTCGTCGTAAACAAGGGCGTAGGCGGCAACACGAGCGCACAGATCCTTGCCAGGGTTTCCGATGTAACGAGTGGCGGCGCGAAAGTTGTATTCCTGCACGCATCGTCTAATGACATTACAGCGACTAGCCAGTCGGCCAGGACGACAAATATTCAGTCCACTGTTAACGCCTTCACAACGGCTGGCGCCCAGGTAGTGCTCGTTAATGGCATGTATGGTGCGCTGGTTGGAGACAATGCCCAGCCAGCACTGAGAAATTACATGCGCACTTGGTGGGACACCAGCTCGCCAGGCATTACTGGGATAGCCGCCCGGATCGATATCATGACGCCGCTTAGAACAGCCGATTACTACATGTCGGCGTCATTAACCCAGTCTGATGGTATTCATCCAAATCCAGCGGGATACGCCTTGGTTGGTGGATACATTTCTGGAGGTGGGCTGGCTTAAGCTAAATTGGTGGGCAAGTGATCTTGCTCACCAAATTTTCAGAACCTCTTCGGTCTTAGACTTGCATAGAGCAATCCACGCAGCCTCAACCTCTGGATCTAGGTAGCTTTTATTTTCTCCTCTCTCTAGCGCCCTTCCACCCATGCTGGCTTCGAATTCCGACCTGTATACCTCGTAGTCTCCATCCTCTATTGATGAAAAAAACACACAGATTTTTTTGATAATGACGGCAATCTTTCTGGACACATCCATTTCTTTATGACTCTCCATAGTTGGGACGACAGCATCTTAATGTATTTATAGGTTTTGAGTTGGTGGATGTTTGTGCGAGCAGACCAATTTAGGCTTTAGGTTTGCGCGTTTTCAGTTGGCGACCTGCGTCACAATCCCAGGCCTAACTAGCATTTACCCTGGCCTTGAATGCCGCGCGCTGTTCGCTGCTCATCCCGTCCCGTAGCGCGTCGAGGTAGTCGGCGTACCACTGCACCATCTTTTGTCTTTGGGGCAGGTACGTCGCCTTGTCGTACACGCCTTTGAGTCCCGCCTTTTTATGAGCCAGGTGCATATCGCGCCAGTTCTCATCCCACCCGTATTCGGATAGCAGCGTTTCGCAGGTATGCCTGCTGCCATGGCCTGTCATCCTGCCTTTGTAGCCGATCAGCGCGAAACACTTGTTGATCGATGCGTCTGATATCACCGGCACCTTTTCACCGCTGGAGGGGAATAGGTAGCGTGACCGCCCGGTGAGCCGCTGTAGATCCCTGATCATTTCCACGGCTTGAGTAGGAAGCGGCACTACATGGTCGCGGCGCATCTTCATCTTCACGCCTGGTACGGTCCAAAGCCCCGCCTCTATATCGACCTCTGACCATTCAGCCCACCGCGTCATGCCTGGCCGCGAAGCCGTTAGCAGCGTGAGCCATGACGCCGTGCGCACGATGGTGCCGCTGCTCGACTGTTCAAGTGCGCGCAGGAACTCCGGCAACTCTGCCTCGACCAGGTGGGGATACTGCGTTTCCGGGGGCGCCTTTTCGGCAATGTCTATGAGGTTGCTGGCCGGGTTGTTCTCTGTCATGCCCCTGGCGATGGCCAGGCCGAATATCTGGTTGACCCAGACACGGACCTTCTCGGCAGTGTTGTGGGCGCCACGGCCTTCGATACTGGCCTGCAGGTTTGCGCAGTCTGCCCGCGTGATCTTGCTCAAGGGCTTTTTGCCGAGGGCCGGCAGTATGTCGTTGGTCAGCGCGCCGTTGATTCCGGCCAGGGTTTTTTCGGCCCGGCCATCTTTGATCTTCTTCTCTAGCCACAGATCGGCGGCGGCCTTGAACGTGTTGGTCTCGGCCGCATCCCTGGATGCCTTGATGTTGGCTTTGTGTGCGATAGGATCGACGCCCTCGGCGTTCAGGCGCTGGGCTTCCTGGGCTTTGTCCCTGGCCTTTTTGGCGGTGACATCAGGGTAGGAGCCAAGGCCGTGCCAGCCCCACTTGCCATCGGGCTTCTTGAATCTCAGCTCCCAGCGCTTACGGCCAGTGCTGCTGACCACGAAATAGAGCCGGTCAATTCCATAGTTCTCGCGGTATTCCTTTTCCTCTGGCTCCAGGGAAGCCAGCACCGTATCGGCCAATGGCCGGCGCTTTATTTCGGATCGCTTCAT